GCATGTGCCGGCAAATAAAGGCAAAAAAATGAGCGCAGAACAATATGCAAAGTGTGAAGTAACAATGTTTAAAAAAGGCCATAGACCACAAAGCTATAGACCGGTAGGCAGAGAGAGAGTAAATGTTGATGGCTATATTGAAATAAAAGTTAAAGATCCAAACAAGTGGAATCTTAAACATAGATTGATATGGGAAGAGCATAACGGAGAAATACCACAAGGTAAGTTAGTGATATTTAGAGATAATAATCCTTTGAATTGCAATATAGACAATTTACTACTCATCAGTAAAGGTGAAAACATGAAGATGAATAACATTGGTGCCTGTGAATACAAAGGATTGGAAAAAGAGGTTTTATTAAATGCTATAAGGCTTAAAAATGCCATTAATAGTAAGTTGAATAAATAAGGGGGAAAACATGTTAATTGAGATATTGCCAAACAAAGATATTGAAGAGTTTGAAAGGTTTGGATTTAAGCGATGTGCAAATGATGATGGATGCTATTACTTGTGCATAGAAAAAGATAAGGCTGTATTTTTCGTAGATGAATCCGATTTTATTATAGATATTTGGAATGAAGAGGACAAACGTTTACACAAGTCCCCAGATTTAGACAGCACATCAGGATTTACATATCTGGAAGTACTAATTAGGTTACTTGAAGAAGGATTAGTTAAATTTGATTAGGTGATTTATATGATAGCAGATTTGGCAAAGAGAATATTAAGACATTATGGATTAAGGCATCAAAAGTCAAAAACCATAGAAGAATTGGCGGAGCTGATAGTGGCTCTGCAAAAAGATATTTTATCAGGAAATGAGGGTTTGTCTAAAGAGGTTCTTGAAGAAATAGCTGATGTTCACATCATGCTTACTCAGCTATTGGATGATGAGTGTGACAAGACACAAGTATCGCTTATAGTAGATAGGAAATTGAAAAGACAGATAAGAAGAATTGAGAAGGAGAAAGAAAATGAACAGAGTAATATTGATGGGTAGACTTACAAGAGATCCGGAAGTGAGATATACAAGTGGTGAGAGGTCAATGGCAATTGCAAGATATACTCTTGCGGTAGACAGAGGTTTTAAACGTGGAGACTCATCTGAACAGAACGCAGACTTTATACCATGTATTGCATTTGATAAAGCCGGAGAATTTGCAGAGAAGTATTTTAGACAGGGTATGAGAGTGTTGGTATCAGGAAGACTGCAGACAGGCAACTACACGAACAAAGATGGACATAAGGTATATACAACTGAGGTTATTATAGATACTCAGGAATTTGCAGATAGCAAGGGGGCAAGTGAAGGCGCAAGTAGCTATCAGGCCTCTACAAGACCGTCACCGACATCGGCAAGTACAGACGGATTCATGAATATTCCGGATGGAGTTGATGATGAGGGATTACCATTTAATTAGATTAGGAAGGGGGATATATGGCGATACAAAAAGATATTGTGATAAATCGCAAGGAATATCAAGCAATCAAGAAAAAAGATCATAACCAAATGAATTTATACTTACAAAATATCTGTAAAAGTGCTTACATGGACGGTTTTAAAGCCGGTACAGAGTCAGTGCCGGGAATAGATATATCTAAAATCAGTGAAATCTTGCTTGGAATAAAAGGCCTGGGTGTAAAAAGAGTGGCTGACATATTGGAAGCACTTGAAAAGGAGTTAGTATGTTAATACCTGCTGTGGAAATAAAGGAATTTGAGAGATTTGGATTTAAGCCGTGCAGGGGAATTCCTAGAGACTTGCAATGCTATTACTTGTGTGTTGCAAGAGGTTGCGAGTTTATTTTTGTCAGCCCAAAATGCTTTATGATTGAGGATTGGCGAAAAGATGATTCAAGGATACACGAAAGGCCTAACTGCAGATATAGAGATAACCGCACAGCTATAGATATTTTATATGACTTGATAAAAGCTGGAATGCTAAAAAAGAGAGGTGAGTGAGTGACAGCTGAAGAATATTTAAGACAGCTTAAGACGCTTGATTGTCTTATAAAAGCTAAAGAGCTTGAGAAGGAAAGATTAGATGATTTAACAACTAAAACCAGTGTAAATCTGTCTGAAAGGGTACAAGGCGGAGGAAGTGGCGGCACTGAAAACGCTATAATAAAAGCTTTAGAAATAGAGGAACAAATAGAGAACGATATTGAGAGATTATGCGATTTGAGGGTAAGAGCTATAGGGCTGATAGATAAATTGGACAATGATAAGTATAGGGTTGTACTGTCAATGTATTACGTATCAAACTTAACTTTTGAGCAGATAGCTGAGAATACAGGCTTGTCATATAGATGGATACATAAGTTACGCGGCAGGGCTTTAAAAGAATTTGAAAAATATATGATTAGTTCATAGTAGTTCATATTGGGTCTGTGTTATTATGTATTTGTGAAAAGTTTAAAGCAAGTATACTTTTTCATAATCCTCCTTTTGGGTATGAGAGCGGGTGGGCATTTTACCGCTCTCAATTTGAGGATAAATCGTTGTAATGAACCTCTAAGCTATTTTTTCGTTAAAAGACAGTCAAGTGTGGCTGTCTTTTTTGTATGCAGGAAGGAGCTGATGATATATGAAGCTGACATTAAAACAGCAACGCTTCGCTGATGAATATATCATCAGTGGAAATGCGACAGAGGCGGCTATAAAGGCGGGATACAGTAAGAAGACGGCAAATGTTATAGGTGTTGAAAACCTAATAAAACCTAATATCAAATCCTATATTGACGAAAAACTTAAAGAGTTATCAGACAAAAAGATTGCCGATCAGCAGGAAGTCCTTGCTTACCTTACCTCAGTGCTGAGAGGTGAAACACAATCAGAGATTGTAGTTGTTGAGGGAGTCGGTGAAGGCTGTAGCGAAGCAAGAAGGTTGCAGAAGCTTCCTGATGAGAAGGAACGATTAAAAGCTGCCGAATTACTCGGTAAGCGTATGGGATTGTTTAAAGAAAGAGTTGAGCTAAGCACAGATGAGCCTAGCAAGAAGCTGTCAGACATACTGGATCAGCTGGGAGGTGAGGGCCTTGAAGAGTAGCTTCCCGCTTTCTGATAAGTATATCGACTTCATAAATTCAACAAAGGGAGTCAATGCAGACTTCCTGGAAGGTACAACGGCATCAGGTAAAACTACTGTAGGTGCAGGCGTAAAGTTTATGAAAATGGTCAGTGCAAGCAAGAAGAAGTTGCACATTATAGCGGCCAAAACCACTGGAGTTGCAGAGAAGAACATCATACAGCAGGATAACGGTATATTAGACATACATAATACCGCTGTTTACTGTGGTAATGGAGATAAGGATAACAAAATACCGCATATAAAGTTTGAGGGTAAAATAATATATGTTCTTGGGTACGATAACAGAGACAAGTGGGAGCTTGTACTTGGATCACAGTTTGGATGCGTGTACATTGACGAGATTAACACTGCTAATATTGAGTTTGTCAGAGAGATATCAACAAGAAATGATTACTTGATGGCCACATTGAATCCTGATAACCCGGACTTGCCTGTATATAAAGAATTTGTAAACAGGTCAAGGCCTTATAAGAAGTATGAGCAGGACGTCCCTAAAGAAATATTGGAAGAGTTAAAAGAAAAGCCGGTACAAGGATGGAAGTACTGGTTTTTTTCGTTCAGAGATAACTTAAGCTTAACAGAAGAGCAGATTGCTAAAAAGATAGAGTCTGCTCCTGAAGGAACTAAGCTTTACAAGAACAAAATTCAAGGTTTGCGAGGTAAAGCTACGGGCTTGATATTCCCGAACTTTGACAGAAAGAAGCATGTTATAAGTATTGCAGAGGCGAAGAAGTACGAGTTTAGGAAGTTTAGTGCAGCGCTAGATACAGCCTACTCCAGCAAGAGTCCTGACACTATAGCAATGGTATTTCAGGGTATTACAAAGTGCCGTAAGGTTATAACTCTTACTGAAAAAGTTTACAACAATGCTAATCTTGATACACCCTTGGCACCGTCCGATACAGTTAAAAAGTTTATTGATTTTCTTGATGAGAATAAAGATAAATGGGGCTTGGTAAGAGATGTATTTATAGACAGTGCAGACCAAGCGACCATAACAGAGCTTAATAAGTACAAGAGGCTGAACGGCTCAATATATAAATTTAACAATGCCTATAAGGCTATGAAGATTATAGACCGTATAAATCTCATGCTTGGATGGATACAGCAAGGCGCATACTTAGTATGTGAAGGTTGCACAGAACATCTGAAAGAGCTTGATACATACAGCTGGAAAGAGGATAAAGACGAGCCGGAAGATGCAAACGACCATACCATAAATGCAAGCCAGTATTCGTGGATACCATATAAGCATCTTATAGGATTTGAAGAGAAAGAGAGACCGGATGAGGATAATGGAGACTATTAAAAAGAGTATAAGGAGCTGGTTAGAGATACAGCCGGCAGACCCTTACACAATAAAAATAATAGATAGTATAGACTTTGAGACGAACGCTATCCGTAACAAGATATGGTACAGGGGCGATAGTAATGAACTTGAACAGCTGTATAGCCAATTACTTGAGTATGCTGACAAATATAAGTTCTGGGCATCAAAAAGTACACCGGGGCAGGAGATAAGAAAAGTACATACAGGATTACCCGGATTAATAGTGAAAGTGCTTACTGATGTAGTTCTTAATGACTTAAATGATTTTGATTTTGAGTCAGATAAGCATAAAAACCTATGGCAGGATTTCGACAAAGAAGATCTGTTCTTAGAGCAGTTAAACACAGCACTTAGAGAAATGCTGTACATGGGTGATGGTGCTTGGAAGATAATTATCAACACAAAGTTCAGCCCATATCCAATGTCTGAGTGGGTATCAGGTCTGTATGTAGATTATGTATATCAATATGGCAGAGTTAAAGAAGTTATTTTTAAGACAGCATATAAAGAGAGTTATAAAACCTATACGCTACACGAGATATATGGGTATGGATATATAAATTACAGATTGTATCTGGGAGATAAAGAAGTACCGATTACCACCATTGAGGCGACAAAGCATTTGACTGATTTAGCTTTTGATAAGGCGGTTATTTTGGCGGTTCCTGCAAAGATATATTCGAGCAAGAAGTATCAAAACAGAGGTGGTTCAATCTTTGATGACGGCAAGCTTGACAATTTTGATGCTCTTGATGAAGCGTGGAGTCAGTGGATGGATGCGCTCAGGGCAGGAAGGGCAAAGACATATATACCTGAAGGACTGCTGCCAAGAGACCCAAACACGGGGGCGCTTGTAAAGCCGAACGCATTTGATAACCGATACATAGCCACTGAGGCGAACATGTCAGAAAAGTCAGATAACAGAATAACTACTGAACAGCCGGCTATTCCTCACGATAGCTATTTAGCTTCTTACGTAACGGCTTTAGACCTTTGCTTACAGGGTATTATAAGCCCGAGCACCTTAGGTATTGATGTTAAGAAGCTTGATAATGCGGAGGCACAAAGAGAAAAAGAAAAGGCTACTCTTTACACAAGAGGTTCAATAGTAAAAGCCTTACAAAAGGTTCTTCCAAGAGTTATACAGGCTCATTTTGATGCATACAACATATTGAATAAGGTCGGATTAGAAGAGATTAAAGTTGATGTGAACTTTGGAGAGTATGCAAATCCAAGCTTTGAGAGTCAGGTTGAGACGGTATCGAAGGCTAAAACAGGTGGAATTATGAGTATAGAGGCATCTGTTGACGAGCTTTATGGTGATAGCAAGGATGACGAATGGAAAAAAGAGGAAGTAGCAAGGCTTAAAGCAGAGCAGGGAATCGTTGAAATGGAAGAGCCTGCACTTAACTTAGAGGGGGTATTGATAGATGATAGTATCGATAATGAATCATCAGTACAAAATGTCGAAAGAACAGTACAAGGGGATGCTAAAGCTGGCATCTGAGCAAGTGCCTAGCGGTGTGTACGCAATAGAGAAGAACGGATATGCCGAACTGAGGAGAGACAGGACCGAAAGTAAGACAAAGCACAAAGAACTTGTAAGACAGTTCAAGCAATCAGGATTTAAGGTATACAGTAATGAGCCGTCAAGATAATTCTTTAGGTTTTGTAGAACCTGAGTATGATATAGGCAAAGCGTTCGACAAGATAGAGAATGAACTTATAGCTTCTATGATCAGGAACATGAATAGGCATAGAGCTGAAGAACTTAAGGAAGGCTATGACTGGGAAATGTGGCAGGCTTTACAGCTTAAACAGCTTGAGAAGTATAAAAAGTCAAACGCTGCAAGATTCAAGGGCAGGTTTAAAGATATTAACAGCCGGATAGAAGATCTGATTAGAGAGTCCAATAAAAAAGGCTATCTTTCAGAAGAGATAAAGATACTTGAGGCTATAAAGCAAGGGTTCTTTGCTAATAGATCGGAGGAAGCTTTAGCAGGTGCATTCTTTAGACTTAATGAGAGGAAGCTTAACGCACTGGTAAGAGCAACAGTAAAGGATATGAGTACTGCGGAAACTGCGATACTTAGAATGGCTAATGACAGATACAGAAGAGCTATATTTGATGCTCAAGTCTATGCGAATACCGGAGCAGGTACTTATGAAAAGGCTGTAGATATGGCTACAAAGGATATGCTTGCAGCAGGCCTTAAATGTGTTGAATACTCAAATGGGGCAAGGCACACATTAGCTAACTACGCTAGAATGGCCATAAGGACTGCAAATAAGAGGGCATATCTGCAGGGCGAGGGTACCAAGAGGCGAGAGTGGGGACTAAGCACAGTTATAGTAAATAAAAGAGGTGGAGCTTGTCCGCTATGTTTACCTTTTGTGGGCAAGGTTATGATAGATGATGTATGGAGTGGCGGAAAGGCTACAGACGGACCTTATATGTTGCTTAGCTCCGCTATAGCTGATGGATTTTATCACCCAAACTGTAAAGATAGCCACAGTACATATTTCCCTGTGCTTGAAGAACAATTACCTGCTGTAAAGTCAGAGGGGTATCCTGAAAAGACAGAAACTATTGTAGACAACAGTAAAGAAATACCAAGCGGAGGCAACTTATCGCAGTTTTTCCCGATGATAGCTCCTACAGTTTTTTCAAGAAATGAGATAAAAAGCATAGAGAGCAACTACAGAAAAGAACAGTTGGCCAACTACGCAAACAGACAAATAGAAAAGTATTCAAGGTTGGAAGAATATTCTTTAGATGGAGAGAATATTCAAAACTATTCAAATAAAAAAGATGAATGGACGAATAGATTTTTTAGACGAGCGCATTTCAAAACTGGGGAACTGGATACAAGCCATCGCAACGAATTTGAAAGGATTAAAGAATCATTTAACGCCTTACCCGAAGAGAGAGTTGTTAATATACTCCGTAAAGAGTCAGAGGATTGGATTAAGTCGCTATCAAAAGAGGAAATAACCGCTATCAGAAAATATACATATAACTCAGGAGATAAAAAACCCAACAGGTTTTTTGAGAGAATAAATGCAATGCTGAGAGGAGAAATGAAAGAAGATAAAAGGTTAAAGTATTATGTAGACAAGCTATCCAGTGGTATAAATAAGAACAAATTAAATCATAAGGTAATAGCGTATAGGGGTTGTAGTGTGGATTTTTCATATGGTGCAAAGATAGGAGAAAATTTTGTTTCAAATCAATTCATAAGCAGTTCTGTTATAAAAAGTCATGCTTTAGGAGGTGATTTCCAGTACACCATATTCGTAAGAGAAGGAGCAAGAGCATCGTATATAGAAAAACTTAGCCATTTCCCAAAGCAAAGAGAGCTTTTACTTGACAGAGATACAATTTTTAGAGTATTGTATAGGCAGGGAAAAGATGTGTATTTAGAGGTGATATAAATGAAAAGAAGAAAAGAAGCTACAAAAAAGGAATACGAAGAATACAGGAAAGCATTGATCGAAGAAAAAATCGGCATCAGAATGTTAACGCCTGAAGAAGTTGAAAAACTAAAAAAAGAAGGTCGTCTTAAAGCACTTTATAAAGTATAAGGTGCTTTTTTAATACAAAGAAAGAGGTGATTACTATAAAAGTAAAGGTAATAAGTGACTTTTATGACTCTACAGCAGATAATATTCTAAGAAGAACCGGAGACATAATAGAAGTCACAGAGGAAAGATTTAATGCCTTAAAGGGCTATGTAGAAAAAATAGAGACAAAGCAAATCAAGGACGCATAAGCGTTCTTTTTTATTGCCCAAACACGATAAGGCTCTAAAAGATGCGTGGCAGGCGACACCTATGACAATGGATTGATGTAGTGGGACACACTAAAAATGGATTAAAGGAGTAATAAACAATGAATGAGAATCAGACAGTGGATGTTCAGGAGCAGAACAATCAAAACCAAGTAAGTACACAGCAGGGCAGTACTGCGCCAACTATCGATTATGACAAGATACAGCAGATGCTTAACGGTACATTGGCTGCTAAAGAGGATACAGCATTAAAGGCTTACTTTAAACAGCAGGGACTGAGCCAAGAAGAGCTTGAACAGGCTGTAGCTACATTCAAACAGCAAAAGGCAGCTAATCAACCGGATGTAACGGCACTTAAGTCAGAGCTTGATACTTATAAGCAGCAGGCATTAAAAGCTGAAATAGAAAAAACAGCCTTATTTGAGGTATTGGGTTTAGGCGTTGACGCTAAGACCGCGCCTTATGTAATTAAGATGGCTGACTTATCAAGTGTGTTAGGTCAGGACGGTAAAATAAATCAGGAAACGGTTAAATCAGCCATATCAAAGGTGCTTGAAGATGTTCCGGGACTGAAACCGTCAGCGACTCAAACAAGTGGCTTTGTGCAGGTTGGCACAGGCGACACAGGAGACAATCAAACATCACAGGCAAGTAATGATGCACTGAGAGCAGCATTTGGCCTTAAGTAAGAAAGGAATTAATTATGGCAGTTTACAATTATGCAGAAACATTTACAAACCTATTGCAGGAAGTGTACAAAAAGGAGCTTTGCTCAGATGCATTGGCAAAGAGTAATCCCGGAGTTGTTTTTATAAACGCTCAGACAATAAAGCTTCCAAGATTGACAACATCAGGATACAAAGACCATACAAGAACACCTGGATTTAATGCAGGTACGCTTCAGAATGATTGGGAAGCTAAGAAGCTTGCTCATGACAGAGATATTGAATTCTTTGTAGATCCAATGGATATTGACGAGACCAATCTCACATTATCAGTAGCAAATATTCAGAGCACGTTTGAATCAGAGCAGGCAATACCTGAGAAGGATAGCTACAGATTTTCAAAGCTTCATGCTGAGCTTACAACTTACCACGGAAGAATTGACACAACAGTTATCACTGCTGCAAACTTCCTTGCAGCATTTGATGAGGAAATGTCAAGAATGGATGAGGCGTCTGTTCCTGAAGAGGGCAGAATCCTTTATGTAACTCCTGCTATGGCTAAGATCATTAAGGAAGCAGAGGGATTACAGAGGGTAATGTCTGTAACTGCTCCAAACAACGTAAACCGAAACGTACATACATTGGATGACGTTGAGATTAAGAAGGTGCCATCTTCAAGAATGAAGACAAAGTATGACTTTACTGATGGTTGCAAGCCGGGAGCAGGCGCAAAGCAAATCAACTTTATCCTTGTTCATCCATCTTGTGTAGTTGCAAGGGACAAGTACAGCTACATTAAGTTGTTTACTCCTGGTACAGATTCAAGAACAGCAGACGGATACATTTATCAGAATAGAAACTATGGAGATTTGTTCTTGCTTGAGAAGAGAGTAGCAGGATGTGCAATGAACGTGCAGGCATAGGAGGTATAGATGAAAGCGGTAAGAGAGAATAAAGAATATACGATCACCGAAGAGTTAAAGCAGCATTATAAGGATTCAGGCTTTGACATCTATGATGATGAGGGAAACGTAATTGAGTACGGAAGAGGAAAAACAGTAAGTATGGAAGAGCATTTAAAAGCTCTTGATCGCATTGCTGAACTGGAAGAGCAGGTAAAGGAGCTCGAAACACCACCTAAGACCGGAGCAAAGCAGGAAGAAAGCAAGCCCGAAAAGGAAGAAAAGGAAGGTAAGAAGTAGTTATGGCTTATACAGGGTATGTTGATGAACAATTTTATAACGATGTATATAAGGGTATCAGCATACCCTCTGATGAGTTAGGACATATGCTGATACAGGCTTCAAGACATATAGATTCACTTACCTTTAATCGTATAGTGGCTAAAGGATTCGATAATCTGACAGTATTTCAGCAGGATATCATAAAAGAAGTTGCCTGCAGACAGGCAGACTTTGAGTATGAGAACGCTGATATTATAGACACTGTACTTCAAGGGTACAGTATAAACGGAGTATCAATGCAATTTAATGGTAATAGCTGGAATGTATATGCAGATAAAGGTGTGGCTATTAAAAAAGACCTATACAGCTTGCTAAGTCAAACAGGTTTGACAAGCAGATTGGTGGGAGTATGAGATATCCGGTATTAGTCGATAAGCGTTTTTGCAAAACAGATATAAAAGTTACTTTAGAGAGGGAAGGACTTAACAAGTATGGTGAGCCACTTCCCTCTGTTACTTTAAATCTTAAATGTAATTATCAGGATAATGCCAAGACTGTACTAACGGCAGAAAAGAAGCTGATACAGTTGTCGGGTAGTGCCTTATTTGTTGGAGATATTTGTCCTGAACTACCAACACTTTCAGGTGGAAGTGTGGAAGTATTGGGGGTAAAAAGACGAATATTTCAAGGATTTAAAGCAAGGAATCCTGATGGTACTGTTAATTACACAAGATTGGACTTGGTGTAAATAAATGGGAGTTATTGTAAGAATGAATCAGCACAGGATAAATGAGCTGAGTGAAACGGCAGTAAAAGCCTTAGAAATGACAGTGGAAGCAGTCCATACAGATATAGGACAGGCTGAAACAGTTCCCATGCGTACAGGAGCTCTATCAGGTGAACAATTTTTTGTTGACTATGAGGATTCAAGAAGAGGATTGGTGAGCTTGGTAAACAGCACTCCATACGCAAGAAGGCTATATTACCATCCTGAATACAATTTCCGAAAAGAGTTTCATGCAAATGCGGGGGCTCTTTGGTTTGCACCATACCTTACAGGAATCAAAAAGGACTTTGCAAGGCGAACATTTGCGACACTATACAGAGCCTTAGGAGGTACATAATGGTTTACTTATCAGATGTAAGAGATTTTATATCATCCTTGAATTTTGTTGATGATGAGCATGTGTACAGTGGCAAGCTTGAAGATAAAAAAGATAAATCAGTAGGAGTATATAGCAGAAAGACAACTACTCCAGATAACATGCCTCTAGGTGGTCTGATACAAAAGAGCTTTGATTTTAAGCAGATATCTATACTTGTCCACTGGAATAAAAGTCAAAGAGACACTGAAAAGGCAGCGGTAGAATTATTTAGGCTCTTGCAAAAGCAAAAGGATTTTGTTATTGGGCAAAAAAGAGGCAAGTTCATACTTATGGGCATGAATGAACCGCAAAGCGTAGATACAGATGATAACGGCATCTATGAATATGTCATATGGTGCGATATTTACTATGAAAGAGAGGAATAAACAATGGCAGCACAAACAGGAGTATTTCCGGTTTATGAAAACCAGTTTAAGATAGGCGCAGATAAGGCAACAGCTACAACTATAGCAGATATGGAGACATTTTCAGTGTCTTTTAGCAACGGTGTTGAAACATGGACCCCTATGGAGCATAAGGGATGGCAAAGAGCCTTAATGACTGCAAAGGCCGTAACAATCACTATAAACGGCAAGAGAAACAAGGGTGATACAGGCAATGACTTTATCGCTAAAAAGGCATTTACAAACGGCAGAGACTCAGAAGGATACTTCTGCTGGACATTCCCGGATGGTACTACAGTTGAGTGGGATATGGCGGTATTTGACGTAAAGAACATGGGAGCAGGAGACTCAACAAATGTTGCACCTCTTGAGTTTGATGTGATCAGTAACGGCAAGCCTAAGGTAACACCGTCAGTATAGGAGGAAGTAAATGAGTAAAGTAATAGATATAACTGATAAGCTAAGCTTTGAAGGTAATCCCAAGTTGGTAGTAAAGGGAGTTGAATTAGAAGTCAATTCTGACGCTCCAACAGTACTCCTTTTCATGCAACTCATGGGCAGAATGGACGAAGCCAAAGATGATATGGATGCCAATACACTGCTTAAAGCTTATGATCTTTTATTCTCAGAAGAGACAAGAGAAAAGATAAAAGAGCTGGGGGTAGATTTCAAGGACTTGATGGTTATTGTGCAATCTGCAGTTGGACTTATAAATGGTGGAAACAACGAGGGGGAAAATTAGACCCCTATTATGATTTATTTGAGGACTACGACTTGATCGTGTCCTCTTTTTTATCGCAATACGGGGTCAGATTAATGAACCGAGATTTTAAAGAAATGCAGTGGGATGAGTTCAAGGCGCTTTTGGCAGGAATATCTCCGGATACTGCATTGGGCAGAATTGTATCAATAAGAGCAGAAGACGATAAGAATATCCTTGATAACTTCACTCCGGAACAGCACAAAATCAGAAATGAGTGGAGAAAGAGAAGAGCACAAAATAAGACTGATGAGGAGAGAAATGCTTTCCTTGACGGTTTGAAGGAAGCATTTATTAAGATGGCAGGAGGTGACTAATGGCAGGAGCTAGTGCTGGATCAATACAGCTTGATTTGGAACTAAATCGAAGAGGTTTCGACCAACAGCTTAATAGCTTAAGTAATGTAGCAAAAAAAGCCGGAATGGCCTTGTTTGCCGCGTTTTCTGTGAAGAAGTTAGTTGATTTTGGCAAATCTTGTATTGAGCTTGGTTCAAATCTTGCTGAGGTTCAAAATGTTGTAGATGTAACATTTACACATATGTCTGACAGGGTAGATAAATTTGCCAAAGATGCAGCGGTCAACTTTGGTCTATCAGAGACAATGGCGAAGCAGTACATGGGTACCATAGGAGCCATGTCTAAGTCATTGGGTTTTTCAGAAAAGGCTGCATATGAGATGAGTGAGGGCATCGCTTCCCTTGCAGGAGACGTTGCGTCCTTTTACAACATATCTCAGGATAGTGCTTTTGACAAATTGCAATCTATCTTTACCGGAACAATAATTCCTCTTCGTGAGTTTGGTATAAATATGTCTCAGGCAGCGCTACAGGAATATGCACTAAGAAATGGAATTACAAAATCAATAGATGCCATGTCAGAGCAGGAAAGGGTAATGCTCCGATATAGATTTGTAATGGACGGATTAAAGGATACACAAGGTGATTTCCTTAGAACATCTGACGGATGGGCTAACCAAGTTAGAGTATTAAAGCTTCAATTTGATTCTCTTAAGGCTACAATCGGACAAGGACTTATTAATGTATTCCTTCCTGTTATTAAGATGATAAATGGTCTTATAGGAAAGTTAATGTCTTTGGCCAACGCATTTAGGGCGTTTACAGAGATGATATCGGGTAAAAAAGCCTCTGCAGGTGCAAGTGTTGCCAAGGCTGCAAGCGATATTAGCGATATGGCAGGCGCTGCAGGTGGGGCGGAAGATGCCTTGGGTGGTACAGGCAATGCTCTCAAAGGTGCAGGAGATAAAGCGAAAAAGGCAGCAAAAGACATAGCGAATGCTACAGCAGGTATAGACGAGCTGAATATAATCAGTAAGCCTGAAGGAGCTTCCGGGGGATCAGGATCCGGAGGCGGAGCAGGTGGTGGCGGTGATTACGGGGCTGATGATTTCGATATGGGTAAACTCGCCGAAGGTGAGGGAGAAGTCGATGGATTGTCTAGCAAAATCAAAGGGTTAATTGACTATGTAAAAGAACTTTTTGGAGTATTCAAAGAGGGATTTAAAGTAGGACTTGGGGACACCTCGGTATTCGACTCTATAAAAAAATCAATAGAGTCTATAGGAGACAGCGTTAAAGATATATTCTTATCTCCTGAGGTACTAAGTGCAGCAGATAAGTTTGCTAAGGCGACTGCATATTCATTGGGTCAGATGGCAGGTGCTTCTGTAAGCATAGGGCTTACTGTGGCTGATAATATTCTTGGTGGAATATCAAAATATCTTGAGCAGAATAAAAAAAGAATAAAAAGCTATTTTGTAGACATGTTCAACATAGGTGCAGAAGTAGCAAAGATAAGAGGGAATTTTGCTACTGCAGTGGCTAATATATTTACGGTATTCCGTGGGGATAACGCTAAACAGCTTACAGCAAATCTGATAGGTATCTTTGCAAGTACCTTTATGGGTCTAACTGAGATTGTAGCAAAGTTTGGAAGAGATCTTACGAACCTCATGACTGCTCCGATTATCGAAAATGCAGAAGCTATAAAAGATACACTTGAGAGCCTTGTTATGGCTGTATCAAATATTTACGGTACAGGAAAAGGTATAGTAGACCATTTCATGGACTCATTAAATAAGACCTATGACGCTCATGTGAAACCGTTTATCGACTCGATAACAGAAGGGGCGTCGAAGATAGTGGCTGTATTGTTAAAAGCTTATAACGACAATATAAGGCCTATTATGGACTTGATAGGAGCGAAGTTTGGAGAGTTTTCCGAAAAACATTTAAAACCATTGATAGATAGATTTATGGAGTTTGCAGGAAAAATCATAGATGTAATTGCAAAACTATGGAATTCAATTCTTGCTCCATTCATTGCATGGTTTATAGAAAATTTTGGACCTCCTATAAAAGCAGGATTGGAAGGGATAATAAATATATTCTTTACTCTCCTAGGGCATGTTACGGATATAATAAACGGTTTGATTACTGCATATACAGGTTTGATTGACTTTATAGTCGGTGTTTTTACCGGCAATTGGTCATTGGCATGGGAAGGCATTAAAACTATTTTTTTCGGCATTTGGGAAATGATGAAAAATCGACTAACTGCGATACTTGACTTAATGGCCGGATTAATCATAGCAAACCTCAATAACGTACTGGCAAGGTGGACGTTTGCATGGAATGCTGTAAGAGATCTTGCTGTAAATGTATGGAATTACATTAAGGATTATATAACAAACACCTTTAACGCAGTAAGAAACCTCATAGGAAGTGTATTAGAAGCTATAAAATCAGCTTGGAATAGTGCATGGGATGTTGTAAAGAATAAGACTAATGAAGCATGGAATAATATAAAAAATTCCATCACTACCACTTTTAATACGATAAAAACCGGAATAGACAACACTCTAAACAGTATAAAAACTGCTTGGACAAATGTGTGGACAAGCGTTAAGACCACAACGGAGAGTATTTGGAACGGTATTTGGTCAGTGATAAAGGGTGCTATAAACAAGATTATTAGCGGAGTTGAAAATATGGTTAACTCGGTTGTTAGAGCTATCAATACATTAATTGAGGGGATTAACAATGTTGCCGATAAGGTACCGGGCATAAAAGGAGACACCATACCAAAGCTTAGAGAAGTGAGACTTCCAAAACTTGCGCAGGGCGGTTTTGTAAAGGCCAATACACCGCAACTTGCTATAATTGGAGACAATAAAACTCAAGGTGAGATTGTAGCTCCTGAGGGCAAATTGCAAGAAATGGCGGATAAAGCTGCAAGGTCAAACATCGGTAGCGGATCAGCAGAACAGATGGATAAAATGATAGATCTGATGTCTACATTAGTGTCTTTAGTAGGTGGATTAGATTTAACATTGAATCTTGATGTTCGTGAGTTTACGCAAAGACAGGATGAACTAAAGAACCGTTTAGGGTACAGAATGACTTAGAGGTGGAATATGAGTTTTTTGATTATAAACAACACAGAAGTACCTGCTCCGGATGTCGGAGCTACTCTTACGGTTGCAACCAACGTAGATGCGGGAAAGAATGCAAATGGAACTTTTGTAGGACAGAAAGTAGGAAGAGACCAATACAAGATTGATTCTTTGCAATGGTCTTTTCTTACTGCTACAGAGTGGAGCACTATACTTAGGTTATTTGATGATTTTCGTGTAGTGGCCAGATTTCCTGATATGGTAAATAACAGATTTACAACTTTGATATTATACCCGGGCAATCGTACTGCTATCCCTATTGAATGGGATGATGACGGACTTCCAACAATGTATAAGTCCTGTAAAGTAAATCTAATAGATTGTGGAGAATTGTGATGCAAAACTGTAGTAATGCGTATAAACAGCAGATAAAAAAACACTATAGAAATCTTGCACACATGGCGGTTTCTATTGGTGTTATCAATCAAGAAGCTCAAGAAGATGCCACGGTTAATAAAAAAGAAGAATACACATATTTCTCAGATTTGGAAAAACTGCTTTCCAATTTTGAAGTAAAGAATCCATACGCAACTCTGGAAGAATCATTTACTAAAGTAGATGGTTCTTTCTTCTTCTTACCAAGGAACGAAAGCAGGCATAATTTAGCAAATCAAGGGGTAGTATCTGACGGAGTTATACGTTTCGATTTTACAAAGCCTTTTGATATAAAAGGACTAACAATAGAGTTTGCTCATGTGTATCCATTGAATTTTACAGTAACAACGAACAATAAGTCAGTGACTTTTGAGAATACCGGAACATTCTTTAAGACAGATGAAATATTTAACGGTACAACTTTTATAGAAATTAAAGCAAACAAAATGCTTTATGAACACACAAGGTTCAGAATCTATAGAATGATTATGGGATTTGGAGTGTACTTTGATAACCGTAAAATTATAGGATCTACAAAGAAAGAGCACATCAGTCCTATTATGGAAGATTTACAGACTTTGGACTTCTCCATGGACGTGGAAAATAGAGACCGTACATATGATGTCGAGAATGAGAAAAGTACTATCAACTTCCTAGAGGTTGGGCAGGATGTTTCTATAAGGTATGGATATGAACTTGACGATGGCACAGTGGAGTGGTTTCAGGGCGGTAAGTTGAAATTAACCAAGTGGAGCTCAAACGATATAAAGCTATCAATTAGTGCAAAGGATAGGTTTGATTCTCTTGATGGAACTTATCAAAAAGGAATATACAAAGAAGAGGGCGCAAGTCTTTATGATTTGGCAACAGATGTATTCCTTGATGGTGGTGTAGATGTAAGAGATTTTGAAATCGATCCGTATTTAAAGAATATACTGATTCGCAACCCTATTCCTGCCATAAAACATAAAGAGGCATTACAGCTTATAGCAAATGCAGGAAGGTGTATTTTGTATCAGGATAGATATGGAAAAATAATATTGAGAAGCGATTTCATGCCAGAAATGTCAGCAACTGCAGAAGATAAAACAAGATTTACAAATGTGCAAAAACTGCTGAACTCTGACGAAAAAAGCCATTATGCAAATCTGTCAAGGAATTATACAAGAGCAGACGGCAAGGCCTACTTCTTGCCTAAGGGCAATGACTATTTGAATACCGGGTATATAAGTGAATCTGTATCGGGTAATGATGGTGGCTTTGTAAATCCCCCTACCGTGACAGTGCAGATGGAGCACGGATTCACCGTGTATGGATTGAGAATGCTTTTTCATGAATACGCTCCTGAGAAGATGTCTTTAGCATTTTTTTATCAAGGCAATTTGCTTGATACTATGGAGATTAATAATGCGGACTTAGACTTTAAGATACTGCAACAATTACCCTATATGGATAAATTAGTAGTCTCATTTATTGAGCAAAGCCCTAATACAAGAGTAGTTCTTGATAGCATAATATTTGGGGATCTGACGGACTATCGCTTTACATATGGGGATGAGCTAAAAGAATACCCGGTAGGAACAATAAGAGAAAAGACTCAAAGAATAAGCGTAGTAACCAGAAAATACAATAAAAGCAATGAAGCTGAAAAAGAGCTTGTACATGAGAAAGTCAATCAGACTGAGCAAGAAAAAGAATATGAGTTTTATATGAACTCTCCGTGCTATGGATACAGAGCAAGTGCAACAGGCCATAATGTGGAGATTATAAAAAGCTCATGCTATATGGTCAGAGTGAAGGTACGGGGTGCAGGCCTCGTGGATCTAAGCATAACAGGGTATGAATATCTTATATCAAATGGCTCAATTGCTATAGAAGTCAATCCATCAGGAAGAACTTTAAACTGGGAAAATCCTTTGATATCTACTGACGAACATGCTATCAAGGTGGGGGAATGGATGAAACCTTTCCTTGCGTCAAACAGAGACTATTCATTAACTGATAGAGGAGAGGTAAGGCTTGACGGAGCTGATCTGGCTTACTTAGATAGCAAACATGAAAAAGATATGCTCATAAAGCTTACAGACTACACTATGAACTTTAACGGTGCTTTTTCAGGAAGTGCAAAAGGAAGGAGGGTATAAATGTGGACTAAGCCTAAAACTGATTGGGAGACAAACTCTCGTTTTGATATGAGGGATTATAACAGAATAAAGAACAACTTAGATTATTTAAAAGAATTGTTCCTTACTTTGCAACCGGCTGTACCTTGGCAAAACATGGGAACGGATAAAGGCTATACAGACTATCCGTATGCTGACGACATAAACAGATTTGAAGATAATTTGGATACTCTGAATAAAAACTTTATAAACTTAGAAATTGGAGATAAAAAGACCTTTTACGAGAATCAACCCTTCATAGATTTTAATGAGCTAAATAGGATAGAAAAGGGTATTCAAGTATTGTACGAGCATCTGTATGGTAGCTCACAAAGTAGGCCTATGTTGAGATTTACTTTAAACGGAGGAATATTTTAATGGCGCTAAAAACCAATTATAAAGACGCTGTGTTTTCGGGCGAAAGAAAATACCAGGAGATTTTCAACCCTGATAACACAAAATCTTTTACTGATAGAACATCATATACAACACAGGGTGACACATTCGGAGCAAACGATATCAATGCTACAAACAGTGCTGTAAATGCCTTACAGGGATTAAGACAAGTACTTGTAGATGTGAGTAAGTGGAGTAATACTGCGCCTTATACGCAAGAAATAAGTGTACCGGGGATAACGTCTGCAGACTCACCTACTGTAGGTCTATACCTGTCTGGTACTGAGTCAGCGGACGCTGTAAAGGCAATGAACAAAGCCTTTGCAATGGTAGATTTTGTAGAAACTCTAAACGGCAAAATAAGAGTTAAATGCTTTAATAAAAAGCCGGCTGTAAGTTTTTGGATAGGTCTTAAGGGGGTGTAATTGTGGCGGTATGCTTAATAAATAAAAGTGGTGGAGGTATAACCTCAGATGATGTAACTGCTAAAAGAGAGCACATCCTGCAGGGGTACACAGCTCTTACAAGTGACAGCAATGATGAACCTGCGCAGGGCACAATACCAAACAGGGGCAATGGTACGAATGTATTAGAACTTGTAAACGCTGCAGGCGAGTCAAAAGTTTATGCTCGTATGGATGAAGGATACTATAGTAAAAACGGGCAGTGGAAACCCGCGGTAGCCATACCGTATGCAGTATTAGCACAGTCAATCGGTATAAATGCAAGCAAAATGCTTGATGATTATACGGTAGCAGGAATGCGAGGTGCAATTCCCAAGTGGATAGCCACTCATGGCGATGTTATCATTGCGAATCAAAGTCACAGCGGGCAAGGATTTGCCTACGACCTTCCAGGAGTGGGAAGATGCATAGTAGCTGGAGTCAAAAATGGAGCGTACATACAAGGCGCAAATTACGTAGCTTTGCCTAGTCCTAATTTTTTCCCGCATAATATTCGTAAGGGCGTAAATATAAATGGAATTGTTGGAACTATGCCCGACTATTCAACGGGCCGAGTGGTTTTTAACGAAGCCACTTTCGATAATGAACTTGTGTCGGGAGTGGCGTCAAAGAGCTTTTACTTTAATAGAGAACTTTATAGCTATCAAATAGCCAGCGGTTATGGCTACAGTGGCATATATGGCGACGGAATGAATTTATCATTAAGAACCGCGTCGCCTGAACTGAGGGGCAGGAAGATAGGCTGTATACTATCACAATCAAATAATTTAACGCCCTTTAGACGTATCGTTGTGGATTACAGGACTACAGGTAGTATATCTGGAAATCCTATTATAAACTTTTATGCTTTTGTCGCACCTACTAGGGCGTTAGTGCGGTCAGGCTTTGAATTCAACGGGGCAAGAGTTGATGGCTTTTCACAGATATCCACACAAGCCACGGCTTCGGCAAGACAAGGACAATTAGTCATAGATACAAGCAACATAAACGAGCAGGCGTTTTTGGGATTTTATGCATCCGCAAATGCCAGTGGGTCAGAGAATTTCAACGGGGCTGTTCAGATAACTAAAATAGAGTTTTTTAACTAGAAAGGATTTATTTCTATGAAATACACAGTCGTATATATGAATAACGGAGATGTCTTGGCGGTTATACCTGAGCAGTCGGATATCAAAAATATAAAGATTGATACGTTCGAGATACCCGATAATCATATCATAGATAGTATAGATGTAAGCAGTAAGGCGCATACGGTTGTATCGCACTCTACGGGAATGATAAGCGCAGATGAGCTTGAGAAACAGGGTAAGTCTATCACTATGCTTGAAAAAACAGTAATGGAGCTTACAAGCCTTGTTATGGGCGATGAATCTATGAAAGATGATGGTGAACAATAATGCGATGGCTATATATAAAGCTATACATTTTGTTAGGATATTTAATTTGTTTTGTTTTTGATGAAAGGAGAAACAAAAATATGAAGTTTAAAAATTTAGCATTGTTTTATGTAAACCTTATACTTGAAGGCAAGTGTACTTATGCTGACGTGCCGAAAAGACTAAAACCATACGTTAAGCAGGTCGCTATTGATTTAGGCGTATGGGAGATAGTAGAGGGAGGCACAGAGGACTCAACTGCTACCCCGTCAAATGCGACACATTCGGAGGAGTAAGCGCAGTGTTTTTTCAAGATTTATCAGATGTTAGCAGGGTGATACATACTATCACCCCTTTTTTAACCATACTAAGCGTGGCTGTGGAAATCGCTCCTATAAAAATCAATCCATGGACCACCATTTTCAAGTACATAGGTGGCATTATCAATCGTGGTGTATATAAGAAGCTTGATAGTATAGAGCTTGCTACACAAAAGAATGCGCAGTCTATAGAGGATATAAGAAGCGACATGGAGTCTAGATTTAATGCTTACGACAAGCAAGATAAAGAATATCAGGCGGTAGGCATGCGAAATGAGATTATTAACTTCGCTGAAAATCTCAAGCTTGGCAGGGTTTATTCAGAAAAGCAGTTTGAATACATCCTTGATGTAGTGTCAAAGTATAACATGCATTGTGAAAAATACAAAATTAAAAATCATTACATTGATGATGCACACGATATTATCAAATCTGAAATGAAAGAAAGATTTGAAGAGATTAAGAAAGGACATAGATGATGAATAGTTATTTTGGAAGATGGCTGAAGGCGGCAGGAGTAAGAGCATTAAAGACAGTCGCTCAGACTGCAGTAGCAACGATAGGTACAGGATCGGTTATAAGTACAGTAGATTGGAAGCTTGTAGTTAGCGCTTCGGTAGTGGCAGGTGCACTATCTATACTTACCAGTATAGCCGGGCTTCCTGAGGTAGAGTAAAGAGGGCTTAGGCCCTCTTTTTTAATGCTGGAAAGGATAAAAGGATATGATTAAAATAGGACAGGCAAGCAGAGATGAAAGAGGCAGATACAGTGGCGGTATAGCAGGCGATCAGGACGGAAGAGAGGTAGCAATCCGTGAGTGGTATAGCAGACCATGGAACAAGGTTTTGAGGTGCAAAGATGTCGCAAAGGCTGAAAAGATAGCTGTAGCTATGGAAAAAGCCTGCAAAAACGACTATATTGGATACGACCAAAATCAGAGAACCACTCTATATAGCTTATGCAAAGCCAACGGCTGGAATATAGAGGATATAAAGACACCGTGTGAAACTGATTGTAGTGCTTTGGTGGCGGTTTGTATAAATTACGCCGGCATAAGGGTATCGGGAGATATCTATACAGGTAATGAGGCCAATGCACTTTTGCGCACAGGAGAGTTTGAACTCTTAACTGCTCCTAAGTACTTGCTATCGGATGAGTACTTAAAGCGTGGAGATATACTTTTATATGAGTTTCACCACACCGCTATAGCCTTGCAGGATGGCAGAAAAGCAGAGAAGAGCAGACCTACACAGGTAGAATATCCGCTTGGGTGGAATAAGTCCAAGACTGGCCAGTGGTGGTATGCGGACACACCACACAGCTATATAGCAGGCAGATGGGCTTACATAGACGGCAGGTGGTATGTATTCGACCAAAAGGGGTACATGATAAAAGGCTGGTTTAAGCAGAGCAACGACTGGTATTATTTAAATCCTGCTGACGGAGCTATGATATCAAATCAGTGGGTGGATGTTGACGGCAAGTCTTACTACCTTACTCAATCAGGTCTTATGGCAAGAGGCGGCTATATAGAAGATGCAAGCGAAAAGCTATATTTCTTTGTGGATGATGAGGGAAGATATGTAAAAGAGCTGGATACTGATGCGCCCGATCTAAGTAAATACGAAATCATAGAGTAATATCAGATGTCGCAAAAATGTCGCACTAATTTACAAGAAGCCTTATAAATAGCCGATTTATATGCTAAATATAGGGTGACTTTTAATCAAGTTGTCCCGGG